AAAAAATACACCCTGAGCACCACCTTTCAGCAAGTCTTCAATCCTTGAGGTCACCATGATCACCGCAGACGACCAGACACTTGAACCGGGCTCACTGATCCAGCTGGTTGAGCTGGACGGCGAGTCAAGGGGCATGGGCACCTTGCGCTATCACGCGCACCAACAACCCGGGGCAATCATCTGGAAGGGCGAGCGCTACGAGCCGCGTCCGTTTGAAGTCAGTGGCTTTGGCCGGGGCATGGAGGGTAACACCTCAACCCCGATGCTCAAGCTGGGCAATCTCGATGGCGTGATTACGGCGCTGTGCCTGAACTTCCACCAGCTCAGCGGCGTACGCCTGACGGTGCGTGAAACCTACGCCAAGTACCTGGATGCCGCGAACTTCCCCGGCGGTAACCCCGAAGCCAGCCCGATGGAACGCCTGAACATCTCTTACATCAATCAGGCGCTGAGTCTGAGCCGGGAAGAGGTGAGCTTTGAGTGTGCATCGCCCACCGCGATCAAGGGCCAGATGCTGCCCGGCGGGCAACTGATGAGCCGCTGTGAATGGTGCTTGTGGGGCGAGTACCGGGGAGAGGACTGCAACTACACCGGCGTGCGGATGTTCGATCTGGACGGCAACCCGGTGTCAGACCCGGCGCTTGACCGCTGCGGCGGGCGGGTCAGCGATTGCGAAATACGCCACGGCAAAGGCAATCCGCTGCCGTTTGGCGGCACCCCGGCGACTTCCTTGGGCGAGTAAATTATGAATAAAACCCTGATCAAACAGATCCAGGCCCACGCCGCTGCCGAGTTCCCCAGGGAATGCTGCGGCGTCGTGATTGCCGAGGGCGGGCTCCAGAAATACGTGCCATGCCGCAACGATGCCAGCACCCCCAGTGAACACTTCATCATCAACCCTGAAGACCTGGCCGACGCTGAAGACCGTGGCGCCATTCGCGTCATCGTCCACAGTCACCCGGACACCCCAGCGCAACCGAGCATGGCCGACCGCGTCAGCTGCGAACTGCACGAGAAGCCCTGGGCAATTATCAGCTGGCCTTCGGGCGAGCTATTCGAGTTCAAGCCCTGTGGCTATCAGGCGCCTTTGATTGGTCGGGATTACGGCCACGGCCTGCTCGATTGCTACGCCCTGTGCCGCGACTACTACAGCTGCGAGTACGGCATTGAACTGCCCAACTACCCGCGCCGCGATGGGTGGTGGAAAAACGGTGAAAGCCTCTACGAGAAATACTACGAAGAGGCCGGGTTCTATCCGGTGGCCGACCTGCGCAAGGGCGACATGATCCTGATGCAAATCAATGCCAATGCGCCCAACCATGCCGGGATCTATCTGGGTGACGGCCTGTTGGCCAGCGTGCCCGACCTGCACCCGGCGCCGCGTACCTTTCTGCACCACCGCTACAACAAGAAATCCAGCCGCGACGTATACGGCGGCATGTGGGCCGACTACACCGTGTTGATCTTGCGGCACCAAAAAATGCCGGAGGAAAGCTGATGGCCGCTCGAACGGTAATCACTGCCCAGCCGCTGGTGGTGCGGATCATGCTGTACGGCGTGCTGGGTGCGCGCTTCGGCCGTGAACATAGGTTGGCGGTGCACTCCTGCGCCGAGGCGATCCATGCCTTGTGCGTATCGATACCCGGCTTCAAACGCTTTCTGCGCCTGTCGGAAGAGCGCGGCCTGACCTTTGCTGTGTTCCGGGGCAAGCAGAACCTGTCGGCAGACGAGATGGACATGCGTTCAGGGCGTCCCGAACCGATCCGCATTGCTCCCATTGTGATGGGGCGCAAGGCGGGCCTGTTCCAGACCATCGCCGGCATCGCGCTGATCGTAATCGGCGTGATTACTCAGCAGTACTACCTGGCCGCCGCTGGCGCCGGTATGGCCATAGGCGGGGTTGCGGCGATGCTTTCACCGTCGCCCGCAGGCTTGCTGGGGCAAGAAGACTCGGGCAACAAAGCTAGTTACGCATTCGGTTCAGCCGTCACCACCACTGCGCAAGGCCGCTGCAAGCCGTTGCTGTATGGCGAGCGCGACATTGGCGGGGCTTTAGGCTCTGCCGGCATTTACGCGGAAGATCAACTGTAGGGACATGACATGAGCAAAACCTCTGTGGTGCGCGCTGCAAAGCGCAAGCGCCGGCATCCGCCTGCCCGTGTATCAGGTGCCAAAGGTGGCCAGAGCAAGCCACGCCAGCCCTATAAGGCCCCCGATAGCGCGCTGTCTATCTCCCATGCCAACCTGCTGTACTTCCTCAGCGAGGGGCCAATCGTCGGCCCGGTCAATGGTCTGGAATCGGTCAAACTCGACGGCACACCAATGCGTGGGCCTGACGGCGGAGAAAACTTTCCCGGCGCGAGCTGGGACTTTCGCCCGGGCACTGTCGATCAAGACCATATCGCGGGCTTCCCGGCCATTGAAAACGAGATCACCCAGGGCTTCCCGGTTGAACTGCGCTCGGATGCACCCTGGACGCGGGCCATCACCGATCCGCAGTTGTCGGCGGTGCGTATCCGTCTGGCCTGGCCGCAAATATGGGAAGTGAAAAGCAACGGCGACCAGGTGGGCTACCGGATCGATTACGTCATCGAGCTGTCAGTGGATGGCGGCAGTTTTCAGCCCTATCTCAATGCCACACTCAATGACAAAGGCACCACCGAGTACGAGCGCAGCCACCGGGTAGACCTGCCCGAAGGTTTTACCTCGGCGTTGGTACGTGTGCGCCGGTTGACGGCCAACCGCAACGATGTGAACTGGGCCGACACCATGCGCATCAAGGCGCTGACCGAGGTGATCGACGCCAAACTGCGCTACCCCAATCTGGCGCTGGGCGCATTACGCTTCGACGCTTCGCAGTTCCAGAATATCCCCAAATTCAGCCTGCGCGCACGCGGGCGCATCATTCGGGTACCGAGCAACTACGACCCAGAAACCCGCGCCTACACCGGTAACTGGAATGGCACCTTTAAACAGGCGTACACCAACAACCCGGCGTGGATCTGGTACGACTTGCTGTTGCATCGGCGCTATGGCCTGGGGCGACGCATCACCCCGGATATGGTCGACAAGTGGACCTTGTACGAGATTGGCCGCTATTGCGATGTGATGGTCAAGGATGGCCTGGGCGGACTTGAGCCGCGCATGACCACCAACGTCTACATTCAGGATCAGGTCGAGGGTTACGCGCTGCTGTCCGACCTGGCCAGCGTGTTTCGTGGTAGCAGTTGCTGGAATGGCTCGATGGTCACGATGGTGGCCGATATACCGGGCAACGAAGACGGCTACGTGTTCACCCGCTCCAATATCATCGGCGAATTCGAGTACGGCGCCGTGGCCTGGCCAGACCGGCACACACGGGTCAAAGTCAGCTACGACAACCCGGCCAACGACTTCAAAACCGAACCGGTACCGGTCACCAACGAAGAGCTGATCGGCATCCTTGGCCACCGTCAAAAAGATATCTCGGCCTTTGGCTGCACCTCCCAGGGCCAGGCCATGCGCCACGGCGTTTGGTTGTTGAAAACCGAGCAGCACGAGAGTTGGACGGTGGGTTTCACCACCGGCATGGAAGGACGCAACGTCGAGCCCGGGCAAATCATCTGCATTGCCGACGAACTGTTTTCCGGGCGGGTCAGCGGCGGGCGGATTCGCGCAGCCACCAAACGGGTGATTACCCTCGACCTTGCCGCGCAGATCCAGCCTGAAGACCGCCTGATCCTCAACCTGCCCAGCGGCAAAACCGAAGGCCGGATCGTCAAATCAGTGGCCGGGCACGAAGTCACGCTGCTGGCCGATTATTCAGAACTGCCGCAGCCCGAAAGCAGCTGGTCGGTTGAAAGCGCTGACCTGGCCGTGATGCGTTTTCGTGTGCAGACCATCGAGCCACACGGCCTGCATCAATTCGAAATCAAAGCCGTGCAGCATGAACCGGGCAAATATGACGCCATCGACAATGGTGCGCGCATCGATCCGCAGCCCATCTCCATCCTGCCACCGGGTGTTATGAGCCCGCCGGAAAACATCCAGATCGAAGCCCGCAGCGTGGTCGAGCAAGGGCTGGCAGTCAGCACCATGCGGATCAGCTGGAGCGCGTCGAAAGGGGCAGTGTCCTATAACGTCGAGTGGCGAAAAGACAACGGCACCTGGGTAAAGCTGCCCTCGAACGGCACCCTTGGCGCCGAGGTCGAAGGCGTCTACAGCGGGCGATACCTTGCCCGTGTCAGCGCCGTAAACGCCATGGGCGTGGCTTCACCGTGGGGCAATAGCCTAGAAGTACAGTTGCAGGGCAAAGTCGGCTTGCCACCGGCAGTGTCTTACCTGCGCACCGAAAGTTTGGTCTATGGCATCGGGATCAACTGGGGCTTTCCAGCGGGCGCCGAAGATTCCCAGCGCACTGAGCTATGGCAGAGCACGGCCAACCACCTGGCAGACGCGACCAAGCTGGGCGACTTCGCCTACCCACAGGCGCGGCACGAAATGCAAAACATCGTTCCCGGTACCAGCCTGTTTTTCTGGGCACGGCTTGTCGATCGCACCGGCAATGTCGGGCCGTGGTTTCCTGAAAAGCTTGGGATCAATGGCCAACCGAGTTCGGATCAGACGGAGTATGAGAAATACTTTGTCGGCAAAATTGGCAAGGGCGCGCTCTATCAAGAGCTGCGCGACGACATTGAGCTGGTCACCGGCGATGGCCCGGGCTCAGTGAATGAGTTGGCGGGAAAGGTTCAGGACTTGAACACCAAGGTTGACGGATTGGTTGATACCTTCGTTTACGATCCAGCACTGACCTATGCCACTGGCGAAACGACTCGGGAGGGACGCTATCTCTACCGGGCGCTTCAAGCTGTACCGCCCGATACGCCACCGCCCAACCCGTCTTACTGGAAAGACATTGGGGAGCTGCTTGAAACGGCCAATGGCCTGGCTCTTCAGGTTAACCAGAACACCACCCACATTGAGGAAATCGACGGCAAGGTTGCCGCCTCGGCGTCTTCGCTTGACGCCTTAAGGGCAGCAGCGCGGGCCGAAGCGGGTGAAGGTGAGTTAGCCGACGCTCTCAAGAGCTGGCATTCCACTGCGGATCTGGCGGTAGAGAAACGTGTGCGGGCGTCTGACGATAAGGCTCTTTCGGAGCGCATCACAATGTTCGGGGTGAAAGTCGGCGAGAACACTGCCGGGCTTTCCACGCTGGAAAAAGTCGTGGCCACCAACGAGTCAGTCAGCGCCAAGAGCATCACGGAGCTGAAAGGCCAACTGGTGGACGTGAACTCTGGCATCTCCGGGAACACTCAAGCGCTGGAAACCCTGAGTGGTGAAGTGTCACGCATCGATGGCGCGGTTGTAGCCTCGGCCAGCAGCCTGGAATCGCTGCGGGCAGACGCGCGAAGTGACACGGGTGAAGGGGAGTTGTCAGGTGCTTTAGACGCGTGGAGCTCAACGGCCAACTTCGCACTGGAGAAAAAGGTGCGGGCCACGGCTGAAGAAGCCTTGGCAATGAAAACCGAGCAGCTGCAAGTTAACCTCAATCAAACCAGCGCCTCGGTGCAGCAGGTCAGCCAGGCCGTGGTCGATGTGAATGGGCGGGTGTCGGCCCAAACCACGATCAAAGCTGAAACCATTGTGGGCGGGCGCAAGGTCATGGCGGGCCTCGCGCTGGGATCTGACGGCGACACCTCGGAAATTCTGGCCTTCGCTCAACGTTTTGCCATCATCGATGAAGTCACCGGCCAACTGCGTGCGCCTTTTATAGTTTCGGGCGGTCAGGTGTTTATCAACTACGCCATGATTGATACCGCGTTTATTCAGAACCTGGTGCTGGGCATGACGTTGCGTTCCAGTGCGGTGAACGCCAAGGGATTGCCGCTGCTGGAAATCAACATTCCGGCGGGCCTGCTGACCTTGCGTAGCGCGGGGGCAGGTGGTTCATCAACACTAAACAACGACGGGTTGGTAGTGACCGATGAAGGCGACGTGGTGCGTACTCAAGTCGGGAAGCTGACGCTATGAGCTATGGATTAAGGACCTGGAACGCCAAGGGTGTGCTTGAACTGGACACCGACACGTTTACCTATCAGGTGATCCACAATCAGGTGTACCAGTTGACGCTACGGGCAGTGATTACGGTGTCCATTGCCGGGTTCAGCCCGGCCAATTGCGTCGCAACGATCTTGCCCATTACACCGCCCAATACTTCGTACAACAGCTGCTACGACGCCATGCCCTATATGAGCGTGGTCAGCGGTCAGGTGGTGGTCAGGTCACAGAACCCGATGGAGCCTGACACCAATAACGGATCGGCGATCCAGTTCAGATTGCTGGTGATGAGGTTCAAAAATTGAGCTACGGACTGCGGGTCGTCAATAGTAATTCGTATGTGCAGATTGACTCTGACACGCCCAGGCTTTGCAGCCTCTACAACGGCACCTACTCGGCAGGCAGCCGGGTCGCCATCGTAACCTTCCCGGCGGCGATAACCACAGCTGAACCGCCGTGCATTTTTATCCGGAACTCACCCACAGCGCCCAACGATATCTACACGCAAACCATCCTGACCGGAACGCCCGGCAACTGGACGGGCTTCCAAATCTGGGCAAACAACATCAACTCCAGACCCACTGGAAAGTGGTTTGCAGCCGTGTTTGCAACCAAGGCCAATGGCAATTACGGCATGCGCATCTGGGGCGCGAACGGCCAATTGGTGTTCGACTCAGGTGCCACGCCTGTGACCGTGACGCGGGCCAGTAACTCGTGGAGTTATGTCAGTTATGGGCAGCAAGGCCCCATCGGTACAGCCACTTATTACAAGTGCAACATTGCCAGCGGGCCGTTACTTGAAGACGAGTACTTCATGATCAACCCCTTCTCCCGAACCATGCTGGCCCCCAACAACATCACGTCGATGGACGCGGGGATACGCTGGGTTTACGCGAGCAACGAGCTATCTCTTTACGCCATCGGGTTTCGGTCTAACTGGCTGGACATAGGGTCACCGGGCGCCGTATTTGCAAGACTTCCCGGCACGTGAGCATTTAGTTCGTTGATCGTCGATTTATCAGCCCGCCCAGTCGCGGGTATTTTTTTGTCTGGAGAATCGTATGCCTTGGTATAAATCCGGCACAGTTAAAACCACAAACAACAGCAACGCCATTATCGGTGCTGGCACGGCCTTTATTGCCAACTCAAGGGTAGGCGATGCGTTTCGCGGCCCGGACGGGGCGTGGTATGAGGTCACTAACATTGCCAGCGACACCGCTTTATCGATCTCGCCGAACTACCAGGGACCGAGCGTTGCAGCAGGTGGCTATGCACTGGCCCCGATGCAGGGTTATGTCAAAGACCTGGCCGATCAAGCGAGGGCGATCATTCAGCAGTGGGGAGCAACACTGGCGGGGTTGGGCCCATTGTCGAGCGTCACAGTGGCGCCTGTCTCCAATGGCGGAACCGGAGCCACCAGCGCCGCCGCTGCGCGCACCAACCTCGGGTTGGGGACAGCGGCTACAGCAATGCTCACAACCAGTGCGCAAGACCAATCGATTGGTCGCCTTCTTAAAGTGGGTGACTACGGTATTGGAGGTGGAGCACCCGTTGCGAACGAGATCATTGATAACCAATGGTCAGTCTTAAAAGGCCTGTGCTACGCCACCTCCAATACACCTGGTACCAAGCCAACGCCAGTAGGTCTACTGGATACGAGAAGTGGCGGTAATGGCGATGCCATTTATCAAGAGTGGTATGAGGTGACCGGGGCACCACTTTCACTACGACGCTTCTACCGTGGCGGCTTTGGCAGCTCCAATAGCTGGGGAGCATGGTACGAGTATTACCACACCGGCAACACAACCCGCGCCGCTGACGGCACACTGAAGGCTATCTAAATGACCACTCGAGCTGCTATCAATATTCTTGGATCCACAGGCGCAATCATCGACATCGCATCGCTGGGTGTGAGCACCCTTGAGGCACGACGTGAAAGCGTAGGTATCTACCAACTAAAAGGTACAAAGGGTATGGCTAAAGCCCCCGAAGGTTGGGGCTACGTGGTCAACCAGATGGACAGCGACAAGAAAGTCGCAATCACCTTCGTCAATGAACTGCTTGAAGTGTCTGTGACACTCGACGGAGAGCCAGCAGACCTGCAGCACAGCTTGACCCTTCACGTTGCCGTTGACGAACTTCCGCCGCAAGTCGTGCCTGAGCCGGCACCATTACCGGCTGCTGACCCGGCTCAGGATGCCCAGGCACAAAGCGCCCAGCTACGCGCAATCGCCGACTACGCGATTACACCGCTACAGGATGCGGTTGACCTAGACGAAGCGACTGAAGAAGACGCCGCTCAGCTCAAAGCCTGGAAGAAATACCGCGTCGCGCTGAACCGAGTACCTGAGCAAGCTGGTTACCCCGAAACAATCGACTGGCCAGCTGTGCCGTACTGATCCCACCTGCAATATGAACCCCGCCGAGTGCGGGTATTTTTTTGCCTGGAGAAAGTCATGCCCATCACCACCCAGCAACTGCTGCAGATCCTCCCTAACGCCGGCCCAGTTGCCGGCGTTTTTGTTCCAGTTTTAAACACCGCTATGAACCGCTACCAGATCGTCGGGCCTAAACGCATCGCGGCCTTTATCGCGCAGATTGGCCACGAATCTGGCCAGCTCAAATACGTCAAAGAAATCTGGGGGCCAACAGCTGCGCAGAAACGATACGAAGGTCGTGCCGATTTGGGTAATACACAACCGGGTGACGGCTCCAAATATCGCGGCCGAGGTCTGATCCAGATCACCGGCCGTGCCAATTACAAAGCATGCGGCGAAGCGTTGGCCCTCGACCTGATTAACCAACCGGAATTGCTGGAGGAGCTTCAACATGCCTTCATGTCGGCTGCGTGGTTCTGGGCAACCAAAGGCCTGAGCACCCTGGCCGATGAATGCAAGTTTGAAACCATTACCCGTCGCATTAACGGCGGACTGAATGGGCTGGCTGATCGTCAGATGCTGTATACGCGGGCGCTGAAGGTGTTGGTGTGAGCCCAGCTCGCTGGCTTAGCATTGCGATGTTGCTGGCCATTGCTTGTTTTTCCACATGGAAGGTGGACGCATGGCGTTATGACAAGCAACTGGCCGATGTCCGCAACGAATATGCTGAGTACAAATCCGGAATAACCACTGCCGCCGCGACAGCCAGCGAGAAAGTCCGTAAGACCGAACTACAACGCCAACGGGAAATTGACCAGGTGCGCGCCGATGCAGCCGACCAGAAACAAAAAGATGATGCTCTTGCTGATTTACAGCGCGCTGACAATGACAGCTTGCGCGACCAAACCCGAAAGCTGCTTGCCGATAAGTCCACCCTCAATTCCCACCTTGCCCAGCGAGGCAATACAATCCACGGCCTTATCGATCTGCTCGCCGAGCTGCGAGCAGAAGCTGATAGATACGCGGGAGAATTGGCGTCAGCGCTTACAGCAAGTCGCCGGGCCGGATTCGCCTGTGAGCAGGCATACGATGCGATAATCAGCAATCCATGAAGAAGTTGAATGAGGAGGGGGGAGAGTCTGCGTAATCAGTATGATTTTCGGTAATTCTGAAAGCTCATACTGATTAAAATTTTAGTTAGCTTGGTTTTCGTTAGAAGAGTAGTTTGCTTTCTTAGTGTATTAAAGTGGTGGTGGTTACTCTGACCAAGATATTGGAGTGTAGTGATCGTCCACAATCATATAGGTATTGTTTGCGATGATATAAGCGCTACCAATGCCTTTTATGCGCCACTTAAATTGGCCTTTTCTTTTCGAGGTCTCGGGAGTGCCTAGGGCTTTGCTTATGGATGTATAGAGAAAGTCTTTGCTGAAGTCTTTGTCGTAATTTAGCGTGAAGGAGACGCTCGTGATTTTTTTGGTTTTTTCATCGTATATATACAGTACGCGTCCAAATACGGAGTTTTGAATTTCCACTCGTACAAGAAAATCTCCTTCGCTCTCGTTTGGCCAAGTAATTTGGTTTTTGTTATATGAGTTGGAAACCGCTGAAATAGGTTGGCCGATTTTTAATAGTTCTACAGTTGATGGGTATGGGTCGCCTTTTAGAAACAGATCTGTCAATTCTATTTTCTCTAGCTTTTGTTGGGCTTTGTCAAGTTTTTCTTTGGTATTGTTTAGGTCTTTAATTGCAGTTGTCTGACTTTCAAGTTGCGATTTGAGTTTTTCTACTTGTTGCGATGACTCAAATACCTTTAACGGAATGACAAATTGATCGTATAGATAGTGCATTCCTGTAGCGGTGGTGGTAATGGCTGTGAAAGTTATACCTCCCATCCACATGGCTGTACTTTTCGTAATTGAGTCCGTCATGCTTTAGGTTTCCGTAAATATTTGAAGTTGCTGGGTTCAGGTTTGGGGTTTTACTTTATGTTGTATTTATTGTTTTTTGGTTTGTCTAAAGTTGCTCTCGTCTCTAGTCAGTCATTTGGCTCAATTGACTGATTAGATGTGTGCGTTTTTCCTCTAATTATTCACAGTGGCTGCTCGGCTACTGGTGGATCCATTTACACTTGTGATAATGATTTTTTACGCGGTTTTTTGCCGGCCTGCCGGGAACAAGTGGGTTTGCAATACCTTATGTTACACGGTATTTATTATTTCGGCCGGATCGCGAGAGAGCGGAGAAAATTCTCAGTGACTTTTCGAGTGACTTTGGGTTTTCCTACTATACCTGCCTCCTCATCAGGATCGTCAGCGCTGATGCGCGTGAGTCGGTTACTGATTCCTTGTTTAGGCTCAACCAGTTGGTACGGCTCTGCCGTTGAGTAGTGACTGGTGATACTGCTGTTCTGATGTCCAAGCAGTGCTGTTTGATCTTCCTCGGCCACGCCAGCTGCACGCAGCCTTAGGCAGATTTTGAGTGGCAAAAATCTCTCGTCCGGAAGCTCTGACCGATCTCCAGCCTGCTGCCCGATTCTTCTACTTGCAAAACCATGTCTTCGTTAGCAAGGTTTCAGGCCAGAACTTCGCTACCGTAACGACTGCCCCCTGCAATCAACCTGCTGCGCATCGAAGAGAATCTATCTGCAGCCTAGCAGCGCCTGTCCGGCACCTACGTCGAAAACCTGCCCTGGCTTGAGTGTGCGGAGCGTTACGACCGAGCGCATACCTTCCACTACATGGACCCGCCTTACTGGCAGACCGCTGGCTACGGCGTGGACTTCCCGTTTGAAAACTACGAGCGCATGGCTGAGTTTATGCGGCGCTGTAAAGGAAAGGTGATGGTCAGCATCAACGACCACCCGGACATCCGGAGAGTGTTTGATGGGTTTCATTTTGAGACGACCGAGATCCGGTACACAACCGCGAATCAGAGGCAGGGGAAGGCGGAGGTGACGGGGGAGTTGATCATCATGAATTGGAAACCTGATGCATTGGGTGGGTTGTTTTAGCGCTCGTCATCAGATGGTAGTCTTTCGAAAAACTTGGATTTTATTCATTGCTTGTTCGGCAGAACGCCGGAGGGAGTGTTGTCGGTGATTAACATGCATGTTAATGTCTGTCCATGAGCTATCAGATCGAATTCTTCAACGCCCGTGTGCAGTCAGCCATTCTGGACTGGCCTACGGGCATCGTGGCCAGCTTCACCGCGATTGCTGGCCGGATGGTCGAGCATGGGCCCAATTTGGGATTGCCGCATACGCGAGCGTTGGGAGATGGGCTGTTTGAGATTCGCGCCAAAGGTGCGGAGGGTATCGGAAGGGCGCTGTTTTGCACGTTGGTTGGGCAGCGCATTGTAATTTTGCACGGCTTTATCAAGAAAACGCAGCAGACCCCTGCGGCTGATTTGAAGCTTGCCCGCACTCGATTGAAGGAGGTTACTTTATGAATACGCCAAAAGCTGATGGGTACGCACCGGTAGTGTTCAACCCACAAGACTATGCTGCTAAGCGCAGCCAGGAAGACGCGGCATTTGCGGATGCCTACTCTGGCCTGCAAGACGAGTTTGCAGCACTAGACGTGCTGTTGCAGGCGCGGAAGTCCGCAGGACTAACGCAGGCCGAAGTAGCTGAGCGCATGGGTGTGAAACCTTCGGCGCTGGCCCGCATTGAAATGTCATTGGCTAGCCGCAAGCATTCACCATCGCTGGAGACGCTACGCAAGTATGCGCAGGCGTGCGGTAAGTCGCTGACCATTGGTATTCAATGAGCATTTGTACATCAGGCTTTAAGGTACGCACAATGGTTTAATATTTTTACGTTTTTTCACTAAAGAGATGATTCATATCATTTGCTTTGAAGTGCCAAACATTGGCTATGGATTTCGATTCAGACTTACGAAAAAGATCCGCAGCGGGCGGAAAGGTAGCTACATATAGATGGATGAAATGCGCCATTACGTGAACGCTAATTTGAAGTCCTGCTTCGCTCATCCGTCTTTGTGTAGGAAGGTTCTGCGCCTGACCGATCTGCATTGCGCTGATGTAGCTGCTATGTGAGTAACCGCAAAGATAGCCATACACATTGTCAAAATACTTACGGTGAAATCCTGCTCGCACAGCTTCTTCTCCCCAAGACCAGCTTACTCGCCAATTGCCTTTCAGAAGCTGTGCTTGCTCCTTGGTCGAGTACTTTTTGAAGTGTATCGACGACTGTATGAACGACAGGAGTTCAGCTTGCTGCTCACGTGCAGAAGCCTGTTTCATGCGACCCTCGGTTGTCGTTGCAGTATGTTCTACCCTGTCTTGTAGACCCGCATATTGCCACACGCAATGTCGGAACTTTGATAGTTCCATGTCTCCATTGAATAGCCAATGCAGTGTTAGGAATGTTTCGATGGACGCTCGTGCAAGAATGCAAACTGACCCTTGGTCAATGAACTCATAAGCCGAACCTGTTTTGCTCTGAAACACGCAACGAGTCGAAATTGTCTTGGTTGAGCACAGCTGTCTAAATAGCTTTAAGGAGAGAGACTGGAAATCATTCAGAAACTCCTGTCCCGGCTCAATCGGCATATTCAATCGAGAATTTATAACAACAATCATCAACTCAATCAGTGCATCGTAATCCTGGTCAATATTTCTAGGGAATGAGGTCATTTCAAATACGCTCGGCCGTTTACCAAAAGTAGGACTCTAACCCAAATTTTTTTCCAGACAGGAGTATCATACGCAAAACCGATTCTGGGCCTAGTTTGAGTGACAGACCTTGCAAATGCACCAATGGGCATGTCGCGGCGAATGTAGCCGATTTCGAAGTGATCGCTGCGCTTTTCGAGACTGCTACCCCCACGGGCGTACATATTGTTGTCGTGAGCGCTATTTAGCTCCTGCTCCAAAAGAATTGACGAAAACTGGAAGTTGGGGTCGATAAATCCATAGTCCGCCAGATAAATCGGATGATCGCTGGTGCTTACTACATGCATCATCGTTTCCCTGATGATCTCAGGGCGCACAGTTCCCAGGCCGACAGTGAAATGATCGCGCTTACCGCACATTTGAAGCCACAGGCTCCAGACCCCAGTGAAAGCCGCAATAACTGCACCAACAAGCGTGATCTGCTTCGTCAAAGATTCAATGTCCATGTGTTCTCCTTGCGCATTTGGGATGTTAGATTTGTTTAACACATTAACAGTTCACCAGTGATATACTTGCTGAATAATTGGCTATTGCAAAAGTCTATGCCGTATACAAGAGTTAGATGCAAATAGAGGAAGGGTTCTCTGGTTTTAATAGTGATCATTGGGGCTTTGGCCTAAATTTTATTTATATGTAAAAGCCCCGCCATGTAAGGCAGGGCCTCTATAGGTCACTTCCCTTTTTTATGCTTATGTACATCTAGGTCGGGATGTTTAGGTTTGTTCTCGGGAGTAACACGACGACGCTGATCCTTTTCGCCAGTCGATTCAGCAATAGGTTTCGGTCCAGGTTTGATACTCATATGGCTAGCTCCTTCAATTGATAGATACATGCCTTTGTAAACTATGACCGCGAAGGTGTCCGGGCAGCACGGGCACACGATCACGGGCACAGCTGGCACTGTAGCTTGTATGTCCTACTGTTAGTAGACCTACTGGCAGCCAGCAGTGAGCGAGATCATGTCAAAAACAAGCGACCAAATGCGCTTCGCAATTCAGGTGCCATTTATCATTGGGAAGAGATATTACTGTAGCAAAATACAGTCCTAAGTTATTGATTCTTATAGAGTAATAGGCTCATTTTTGGGTGTGGTAATACGTCATGTATTTCTTTATATTTCAATAGCTTACGTCTGCTCAACGGTCAACCTTGACATGGTGGGGGTCGTTGGTTCGAGTCCAATCGCGCCTACCAAACAAAATCCGCTCTGCTGGGCGGTCTAGAAGGGCTCACCGAAAGGTGGGCCCTATTTTGTTGTCTG